GGTAAAAAAATGGGTAACACTGAAGAAGGTGATGGTTACAAATATAGAGGTCGTGGTTATATACAACTAACTGGCAAAAATGCATATAGAGATTATAGTAAAGTTGCTGGCATCGATTTGGTAAAAAATCCAGATGCTTTATTACAACCTGACATTGCAGCCAAAGTTGCTGCTGAATACATCAAACGTACTGGTGGTAAAAAAGGATTAGAATTTTCAAATCAACAAGAAGCAAATCGTGCAATTACACAAGCTATAGGTGGTTCTAAATTAAATTTAGATAAAGGTTATGGTGCTGAACTATTAAACAAAGTTGAAAAAAATTCAAAAAATTATTCGGATGTTGGAACTGGTACCAAAATAGACCAAACATCCAGAGATAATACTGACATGAAGAAACAAGATGAACCAGCGCCAGTCACCATACAACAAAACACAACTAATGTAAATAATACATCTACTGCACCGGCGGCACCGACAGTTAATGATAGACCAAAACACGATAGAAAGTAAAAAATGGCAGATAATAAACTAAATTATCAACAAGCTAGAAGAATCAGAAAATCGAAGTTTTCTGATATGGTGCTTGACCAGCTGGCAGATAAAGATACTGGTGTCCTTGGTGCTATTGGTAAAACGATTTCTTTAAGAAGTCAAGCAAAAATAAAAGGATTCAAAGAAAAATTTGATCCGTTGAATATAGTCAAGTTTATGACTATGGGTTCAAGATTTGGACCTGCTTTGTTTGGTAAATTAACAGGCCGCAGTCAAAAAGATATTGACTATTTCACCGGTCGCACCAAGAGTGTTATTGGTGGTAGAAACACTGCTGAGAAATTAAAAGGTGTTGGTGGTGGAGATTCTGAAGGTATTAATGAACAACTGTCAAAGATATTTTCCTTTTTGAAAAGTAACCGTGAAGAAGATGTAAGACTAAGAGAATTGGCCAAAAATTCAGAAGAAGAAATTGCTTTTGAAAAAGGCAGACGACACAAAGAATTGATTGACACACTACAAAAACTAATGAAACAAATCAATTCTGGTGGAACAGTCACAGCCGAACCAGTTAAAGAAACTTCATTTCTTGATGGATTATGGGAAAAATTAAAAGGTTTAGCTGAGCTTGTTTCAATGATGAAAGATACTCTTTTAAAGATAGCAGAAAAAATAGGTATGCGTGTTGCATCAGCATTAACTAGTGCTGGCCAATGGGGAGCAAGAGCTCTTGGTGCAGCTGCAGCATCTGGTGGTCTAACTGTTGGTGGCGTTCTTGCCGGTGGTGCTGCAATAACATATGGTGCTACGAATGTTTTATCTAATATGACAGATGAACAACGTCAACAATTACAATCAGACGTTGGTAGTGATACCGCTTTAGCTGCAGCTGCATTAAATTCTCCTAAATCAAAAGAGGATGCAGCAAACTACGAAAAGTCTCTTGAAAAATATAGAAAATATATGGAAGATGCACCATTATTGACTAGAATGTCTGCATCATTGAATCCTGCGGCCGCAGGAGATTATTTAAGAAACGAAGCAAAAATTCCAAAAAGAGATTTGGAAGAATTTGAAAAGTTTGAAATAATACCACCAGGACCAACTGCAGCACCTGTCAAAAAAGAAAACGCACCGGTCGCACCAGCACAAAATCCTCCTGGCAATGAACCTACAACGACCACGCCAGCACAAAATGAAAATCTTCGTCCAACAATGAAGAACGATCCTAGATTAATTAATCAGGCACCAACGCCTGCATCCGCACCAGTATCTAATTTAACAAATACAAATATTGACTTGAATTTAACAAATACAAAATCCACCACTGTCAATAAGAATCCTATTGTGAATAAAACAACCAACATATCAAACACACAAGAAAGAAGTGGATTGAGACCTAGTGAGATATCTGTACGTAATGATGAACCAACATTCATGCGCCTGATACAAGACGCCACACGATTGGTATAATAAAAAACCCCGCACTAGGCGGGGTCTAAACAAAGTTCTGAGAAAGGAGCTTTTGTTTAATCGTCAGCCAACTTACTGAAGTATGCCATATCATCATCGTCATCGGATGCAATATCAACTTCAACTGGCTTCTTAGGTGCAGCCTTAGCTTGTTCAACTGTGGTACGTGCTCGTGGAGCATCACCATCATCATTCAAACCAAGTACTTTATCCAAACGTGTTTTCAACGCATCATAAGACTTGAATTCTTTATCAGCAGTCAACTCACTCAATGAGTATTGTGACTTCCAAATTTTCTCCAACTCAGCATCATCTTCCAACAATGCAGATGGTGACATAAATTCAGACTTATCATAGTTTTGATAACCTGCAACCTTAGTAATCTTCAACTTGAAGTTAGCACCTTTCCAGAAATCAAATGGATTGATTGGTGTTTCATCTTCAAACTGTGGATTCATTGCCTCTGTAATCTTCTCAAAAATCTTGGCACCAAACTTGAACAATTTAACTTGTCCTTCGTTCTCTGGATGCTTAGGATCAGAAACGATATACACGTTTGCAATGTAAGATAGTTTACGTTTTTGTTTACGTACAATTTCTTTGTTTGCTTCAATGCCTGAGTTCCACAATTTGTTGTTGTGTTCACATACAGGACATTGCTGGTTCTTGGTTGTCAAACATTTGTCGATTAACCAACCACCAGGACCTTGGAATCCATGTTCGAAAATCTTAGCCCAAGGAAGACCATCATCACCATCAACTGCTGCTGCGGGTAGAAAACGGATTGTAGCCATGCCGTTGCCAGCTTTGTCTACTTCTGGTCGCCAGAAATTTTCTTTGTCGGATTTACCTTCTGTAGCGGCACCAAGTTCTGCCACTTTTGATTTCAATTTGTCCAGATTGCCTGAACTCTTTTTAAGATTTGAAAAATCTACCATGATTTACCTTTCTAGTATAAACGGAATATAAACGGAATATTAACGGATTGTCCACATGATGCATTATATAATATTATTTAGGCCTCGTCAAGTATAAACTTCAACTGTGCCAAGGTGTCGGGAACATTCTTGTGAAAGATTGCCACACCACCCGCAGCACGCCAATCATTGATAACACTTTCGGTATCGTCAATGATTAACGCATCTGTTCTTGCATATTTTTTCTTTAAACTTTTACCTGGTACAAAGTTACGGTGAAAATCAATGTCATGTGTTTGTAACCATTTTTCTTTTTGTTTGGAAATTGCTGCGTGTCGTTTTTCACTTGCTGTGGATGATAGAATCTGAGTTGGTGGTAACACATTACGCAACGCATCAATCAAGTCCATTGCATCTGGCATCAATTCAAGTGTTTCGAAATGGCCATCAGCAACAAACTTATCAAAAAAGGTACTGAATTCTTTATAGTCTCTGGTTGAACTAGGTTCAATCTTAAACAATTCAATGTATCTTTTTACAAAGTTAGCAATAACACCATCCATGTCCAAGTAGATGCAATTAATTTTATGCATAATTTTTCAAACTTTCTTTTAGGATTTCTTTAAACTTATTTTTATCATAAACAATGAACGGTGTGTACTTTTCAATTTTTCTTTTGTATGTTGGCCAAATTACATCGTCTGATATTTTTTTGTGCCACATTGGTAAGAAATTCATAATATCATTTAATATACACACCGTTTCAATGCTTATGTTACCATAAGTCATTTCTTTCAACAACAATGGATACTGTCCATCTTGTACCACCAACATTTCGGGTGGTGATTGTGTTGCGTTAAGTAGTCCTATTATATCTTGTTCGAAGCGGTATGTCAAGCTCTGGTTTCTCTTTTGCCACTTCTTATAGTTTTCTTCACCTTCAATACCAGATATATCGCCTACCCAGTTTACATTGGTTTCTAGGAAATTGGCAATATAAAATGATTTTAATTCTTCTATACTATACTTGCGTGATAATTTGTAGAAAGAATACTTGGCTTTGTTGTTTGCGAAGTTGTCTTTCGATACGTTGGTTTTTCCGTTATAGCGAAAAAAATCGTAAGAATCAGAAGTAAAATGAAGTTTAATGCTTTGATAGAGGGCATACGCTTCAAATCCTGTCGTTTCTGTCATATTGGCAATTTAGAACTTTTCTTCAATAGATTCAAGTCTTGTGCTTCTTCTCTAATCTTTGCTTTCAAAGCACTAGAGATTAAGGAAGAAGCCACATCAACTTCCATGCCTGTTTGTTCACAATGATGTATGATTGCGTCCATGTGGGTACCACCCATTTCACTGACATTTTTACTAATCATTTCACTAAATTCATTAATTTCGGTTTTTGTTGGCACTTTTAAGCTTTCGTATAAAACAGATGATTTCCAATTTTTGCAACGTACTTTAATTTCCAAGGTGGATTTACCGAGGTGTTATGATAGTACATTGATTTCGTTTTGTAGATTGTATCATGTAGGCGTTTTTCTGTCAAGGCTTTTTTTGCAACAATCAGGCATTCTTCCCATGCATATTTGTTTTTGACTGGACCTACATTTTCTCCAACCCAACTGAATTGGTATGTGTTGCCTGTTTTTTGATAAACAACATCACAGATAGATGCTGGAAATTTGGAACTGTTTGCACGATTCATTGTAACTTGTGCTACTGCTAATTTACCTTCATATGGTTCCATTGCGGCCTCATAGTATAGATTTTTAGCCATACATATAATCTGTTTATTCACATCTTGTGACACTGCACGTTCAAATGAAAATGTTTGTTCTTGTGCGGATAAAGGTACAATTAATACAGATAAAGAAAATAATAAAGCTGGTAAAAACTTCATTGGTACTCCTTGTGTGTGTTAAAAGGGGGAGACCCCCTTTAACCCTCAGGTAGTTTTTCTGGTGACCTTGACTTCAGGTGCCGTGGAAATATTAGATACAAAACCATTCAAGGTCATTGCCTTGTTGATAATATCTTGTTCTGAGGGGATTGTTGGCAGTGCCGGATGTTCAGGTGGTGTTTCACCTTTGGCCTTTGCCGTATCGCATTTGATGTGCCAGTCTTGTGAAAGACGGTCTCGTTCTGCGTTGTAAGAATCATATAACATATCTCTTGCCATTTTTAAAAGCTCAAGACGGATTTCAAATGGTGTCATGTTTGACATAGTTTTCTCCTGTGTTGTGTAAAGTGTGTTAGTGGATTTTTTGAATGGGTTCCACCGAACCCATATACTTATTTATACGTATTAGAAACTACGTGTGTATTGTAGACGCCATGCATCTTTTTCTTCGTCACCGTATGAACGGCTCCAACGAACTGCAACAGAATCTTGCTTGGTAAG